TTAAATTTGAGAAGTTCGAGGCGGTCTTTACCTCCCTGATTGGCGATGCCGATCGCGCTAAAGCGGCACTCAACGCCGTAGCTAATGCTGCACCTGCGGCGTTCGATATCCCAACGCTCGACAAAGCGGCACAGAAGCTCCTAAATTTTAATGTCAGCGCTGAACAGCTAGCCCCTACCCTCACTCAGCTTTCAGCGATTGCAGTTGGAACGGGGCAATCGATCGATAAGCTGTCGGGCATCTACGGGCGGGCGGCAGCGTCGGGTACGTTGACCATTCAATCGATTCGACAGCTTTCCAAAGCTGGAGTCCCGATCCTCCAAACGCTCTCTCAGCAGCTAAACGTATCTGAAAAAGATGTCGAAGCCTTGGCTAAACAAGGTGCACTCCAGTTCGGAGATCTGCAAAGGGCGATCTCCACCTTGACCAGTGAGGGCGGGCGCTTTGGCGATGTATTGGCTAATCAGGCGAATACGATCGGCGGGAAGATCCAATCGATTACCAATACCTACACCCAAGCACAGCTACAGTTATTCGATTCTCTCAAGCCCGCGGCGGGGGCACTGCTTGATCTGTTTGGCAATTCGCTAAAGGCGGCGGCTGACACAGGCGTTTTTGATGGATTAAAAACCCAGGCTGAAGCGTTCGGCGCTGAAATTGCCAACAACGAGGAACTAAGCAACGCGCTATCTGAAGCCCTCAGATCTGGAGTTAACACTCTGGGCACTGTGGCGATCGATGCGGCTAAGGCATTCACTCAGGCGCTAAGAGACAATCCTCAACTGATCTCAGATACCATCTCAGCCATATCTGAGATGATCAAACTGCTGGGCGAGGCGCTGAAGATTGCGATCGATTTTGCCGCTACCTTGGTGGATGCAGCTGGAGGCGTGAAGGCGGCGACCACGACGGGCGGTGCTGAGGGGGCGGCGGCTAAGGCACGGGCTGGAGAGGCTGGAATAAGCGGGCAAGATTTCGATAAGCAATTATTCGCTCAGCTTGACCAAAAGAAGATCAACCGGTTCAATCCGTTCGACACTGGCAAGGCAGGGCAAGAAGCAGAAGCTCTGGCTAATCGACTAGTAGATGAGCAGGCAGCAAAGAACAAGGCAGAGGCAAAACTACCCAAGCCAGTGAAGCCGATCGCACCTTTTGAAGGGCTGGCATCAATAGCGCCGGATGCCAATCGGGACTTGACTGTCAGGCCCAAGGCCAAAAAGGTAGACCCTAGTCAGGAAGCCCTCAAAGGGTTCGGCGCTTTGAATGCCGAACGTACCGCCTCACTCGCCAAGGCTGAATCAGCACAGACGGCGATCGTGGCCCAACAATTGGCGGCGCGATCGATTACCCAGAAGGACGCGGCGCTTCAGTTGGCTCAGATTCAAGCCAGCGGAACCAAGCAACAGAGCGCAGAATTTCAGCGACAAACCAATGAAATCAATCGACTCGAAAGCTCAAAATTGATCACAGCAACTCAGGCACAGGAGAGACGGGCTAAAATCTCTGAGCAATCAAGTGCTCTTGTCGTTAAATCTGCTCAGAATGAATTAGCGGTTCAAAAGGCCAAGGAAGAGGTGCTGATTCAGGCGATCGATCGTCGGGCGGCGGCGGCTAAGGTTGCGAGTGACGCAAGTGTGCGATCGGCTGAGCGGGAAAAAGCTAACCTCGACAACCTCAACAGCACCCTAGATCAGTCACTTAAGCTCACTCAATCCCGGAACAGCCTCGCTAATGCACAGGCACAATCGGCACAGGGCGGGACTCAAATCGGGTTGGAAACTTTAGCCCGTGCAGATGAGGCCCGGAAGCGATTGCAGACTGGGCAAGACTCAAAGCCTGTGCAGGATGTACTAGCACAGCAAGCGGCGGCGGGTGGACTTACTGCAAACATAACGGATGAGCAGGCGCTGAAAGCTAAACTAGCCCTGGAAAATCAGCTAGCGACACAGAAGAGCGCGGCGCTGCAAAGTGAACAAAACCAAGCGCGTGTACTACTAGAAATCGACACGAAGCGTAATCAAATCTCTGCTCAGCTTGCGGTAAATGAGGCGAGAATCGGAGAAGCCAAGGCGGCGGCAGCACAGTTGGAAGCTCAATTTGCTCTACAAAAAGCACAGATCCAAGGCGATGAGCAGGCGGTCACGCTAGCTCAAAGTCAGGTTGAACTTGCCAGGCAGGTTAAAGATTTATCGCAAGAACGAACACTACAAACCAGGGAGGCCCTGACAGCACAGACAGAACTCGCCAACAACGCCAAGGCAGAATTAGCAACCCGCCAACAATTAGCAACCGCCCAAGCCAACGCCGCAGAGTCGGCCAGACAGCAGGCCGACGCTTTAGCTCTGGCAGAGACGAAAGCTAAGGCGGTCGCCACTGCACAACAACAGGGCGGGGGTAATACTGCAAGGGCGGCTGAACCAGGGGGATCGGGCGGTGCAAGTGACGCGAACGCTCAAACATTTTCAGCCGGCCCCATAAACTTCGGCTCAAAAGCTGACACCGATTTACGATCGGCGCAACGAGCTTTTAGCAGTGCGACGGCCGGGGCTGATCCACGATCGGCACTTCTAGGGCAAGCAGGACTACAAAAAGACAACCCATTTTTCACCCAACTATTGCAGCAAGGCGGCTTCGCGGATATCGCAGGGCAAGTGGCAAAGGGCGGGGTGGGGGCGGGGAATCGAGACATCACAGACAAACTTGACGTGCTGATTGATGCGACGCTTTCCAGCCCTCGCACTCTAAACGTCACCACCCCCGATCCTGGAAAAGATGCGGGGGATATTATGTACAAGATGAGTCAAAATTCAGCACGATCGCGGGGGGGCGGATTCTAATGCTACGGGCACTTCAAATTCAGCTAGGAACTCGCACCGTCAGAATTCAAAAGTTCCTCCCCGGTGGGTACGATCGCGATCAACCGCAATGGGTGGGGGCAACTGATACAGCATACGGAACGACGGTGCTAAATGCGCCCATCTACAAAAAGTTGATCTGGACTCTTAAATTTCTTTTGCCGATGTCGCAAGCGCTGACGCTGGAGACGATCGCCAACATCTCAAAAGATAAGGCGACTCAATCCCCCTACACTGGTACTGAGGTTTTGATTTACGACACGGTGAAGCCAGTACAAGAGCCAGTCCGGATCAGAGGCCTTGTGCCTGGAACTTCTACGAGTTCATCAGAGTTTGGGGATGTCGAATACTTTGCCCGGTTCCACGGCGTGATCACTCAGTTCAAATCGAACCCCCGCGATGCTAACGGCGGCACCCATTGGTATGATTGCAACTGCCAGATCCGGGAGACGACGACTGTTCCCGCGTAAAATAGAGGCATCCTTTTACCCGCTCTCCGTTGCTGCTAAATATTGCCAGTCGTGATTTCCAGATCCTTGTCGGTGGGCTAGATGTCACCCGCCTCTGTTCCGCAGAAGGCGGCGGGTACTGGATTGCAAAGGACGATAAACTCTCTGCCAATGGCATCATGGGCACCAACGGTCAGCTGGTGCTTGTCTGGGATCTCACCTTTGAGGAGTCACTAGATCCCCGCAAAAATCCCACACGATGGGCGATCGGCACTGAGATCACGGTAAGGGTGGCCAACTCCACAGGCGCTCTAGTGCTGCATTCCCGAAGCGGATTAAGGATCAGTGCTTTGCCCAAAGTGCCCACCCGTAGCGATCCATTCCTGCGGCTGACACTATCCGATCGCCTCTCCCTCGTAAGTTTTCGATCGCCGCCCGACGAAAAAAGCGGGGTGGTATTGGGAACGGCGCGGGCACGGAGTGCCATTATCAATAGCCTGATTGTGGCAACTCAGGAGCCGGGACTGATTTTGGTGGATGCGATCGTGGATTATTCCATCAAATACCCATTGCCCCGATTTACAGACGGCTCCTATGTTGCACAGGCTGGCAAGGTTGCCTACTCTGCCCTGCGGATCTTGTGGGTGAATAATACGGGCGCGGTAAGGGCTATCCCTGTATCCCTATCACCTGGGCTGCTGGCAGCAAAAACAGTGTATGAATTGCTCATCTATGATCCACTGGAAGGCACTGAGCTACCCACCGAGATCGTCCGCTGTGCAGGCACAACCCGCGATGTGGAAGCGGTGCCAGACCGGATTGATTACCCGTGGCAGGAAACCTATGGCCCTGCTAGCGTGATTAGTCCTACGCTGGTAGGATATACACTGCTTGGCAGAGTTGGGGGATATGAAACCTGGGACGGGACTAGGAGAATTATTCGCACCATTACATACAAAGTACTGGGCGCATTGTTTCCCGATGAGTATCCCGGCTCCACGACACTCTGGAACACGGACAATAAAATTGAAACCTGGATTTATGAGGGCAGCGATCGGGGGCGGCTGATCAGTAAATCCGAGGTAATTAACACAGTGTTTGGCGATGCCCTACGCGATTGGATCGCCAACAATAGCAACGCAGTGAACAACATAGGCGGGGGGACTATTAGATACGACCTGCTATCTCCACTTGACGCACAAAAAACCACGACTCAATACACCTACGACCTTGATGTAATTGTTAAAATTTTAGTAACGACTAGAGAACTAATCGGGGCGCTGGTTCCTAACGAACCGGGAATCGTTGGCGCTGACAACCTCACTGATTCATCCGTTGTTGAGACTCGCTATCGACCCGGAATCAAGCCGAACGAGTGGCAGAAGTCGATCGTCACCCAGCAATCACTGGTCAAGGCCTATCCAGAAACCGCAGACGGCAAGCCGTACTTTGAGCAGATTCAGCTTATCCCCATTGGCACCGGATCGCCTGATACCAGTTCAGGCGGTGACAGTACGCCACCACAACCGGAATACAAACCCGACACCCACACGACAAAAGACCGGGCGATCGAGGGACAATGGCAAATCGCACCCTACCCAGGCGGAACATATCAGATCAAAATCGATGTCCAATTGGTTGATTATGCCGTGTCATCCTCCCAATTACAGCAATTGGCGAGAGTGCGATCGGGACTTAGAGTTGGAGCGCATCAGGGCTATACAATCAGGTGCCCAATGGATGATTATTGGCTGCATAATTATCAGCCCTACCAAAGATTTGAGGTGACTGAGGAGGATGGCACAATCCAGGCCTATCTAGTTGATGGAGTCGTTTGGGCATTAAGCGATCGGGAGCGATCGGTTTCGTTTGATGCAATTTGGCTGGGCACCAAACGAGCGCTAAACAATGGGGTAGGTGTTGTCGATGTAATAATCCCGCCCTATGTTGTGAACGATCGGGTTGTCCTGATTGATTCAGAATGCTTGGGCGGGGGCGATCCTCTTCCCTATTCGCTCACCCTGACAATACCTGCTGCAACCCTGATCGATTCAGAATCCTTGGATGATGCCAACTCCATCTACTTGATTGATGATGAAATCCTCACCATTGGATTACCTCGCATTACCGTCACCCTGATTGATGATGAAATCTTGGATGATGCCAACTCCATCCACTTGATTGATGATGAAATCCTCGATTCTTTTGATGGACGCAAAATTTTACAGCAAGAATTCGAGGAAAAATACACAAGCGGAAAGAATTTTGTTTATGTCCCTGTTGGGGCATGGCAGTGGGTTGAGGATGTGCCGATCGTATTTGGCACAGACTACGATCCAATTCTAGGGATTTTCTTTAGCTACGCATTATTTACCCAGTGCGACGGCTCAATCCTCGAACTGAGGGCCACCTATGGCGGCATCTTGCAGGGGGTTGGATCAATTTTGGAGACTGGAATATGCTAGACTGCTCGATTTTAATCCCCTGCTATAACGCCAATCGCCATCTGGCACAGTGCCTAGAGAGCGCGATTGGACAGGGCGCGAAAGAAATTATACTGATTGACGACGGCTCAACTGATAACAGCCTATCGATCGCCAATCGATATGCCGATCGCGGCGTGACAGTAATCAGCCACGAGAACATTGGAGTCCAAGCGACCCGCAATCAACTACTGGGCATGGCAACGGGGGAATGGCTGCAATGTCTGGACGCTGATGATGTTCTGATGGAGGGCAAGATTAGCAGGCAGTTGGAGTCAGCGACGATCGATGACGATGCCCTTTACTGCAACATGATAATTGAGCGATGGCGAGGGGAAACCCTGATGGCGGTTGACCATTGGGACACGGGAATCCACCCAACGCTACTAGAGGCGATGATTCGGTGGGAGTTTATACCTCAGACCAATTGTTTTTTATTCCGCAGATCTGCGATGGCTTTATGGGATGAATCCTATAATCACTGCCACGAATTTAAATTGGTGCTGGATATGATGCGATCGGGGTGCCAGTTCCGGCATACCCCAATTGATGGAGTGGTGTATCGTCGCGGCTGGCACAGATCACAAGTCACGTCCGATCCTGCACTCCTGAAAAGTCGATTGCGATTCCAGGGCGAACTCTTTGAGTGGGTGCGACATTTTGAGTGGGCACAATCGCCCACATCAAAGTGGAGTCAAATAATGGCATTCACCGATCGGCGACTGCAAATGGAATTATTTTTAGCTAAAGGACAACAGTAAAATGGCAATCACTCAAGCATGGTTACAATATCTCTCGGGACTAACAAACAGCCTGAATGCAACCCTCTCAGCGCCTATGGGCTATGAGGCGCGGCTGTATAATGGCTATGCCTTCACTGCAACCTCAACACTCACGGCAGCGTCCGGCTTTGAGGTTCCCACCGCAAGTGGCTATGCGCCACGACCCGTGGTATTCCCCACGGGTACCTACAACAGCACATTAAGACAATGGCAATATCCAGGGGTAACGATCCAACAAACTGCCACCACGGGCTTCTCAATCCAATATGATGGATGGGCGCTAGTGATGAATTACACAATAAGTGGAGTACCTGCAACACTGCTGAGAGGCTACAAAAACTACACAGGAGCAATTTTAATTCCAAGTGGCGCGACGGGCACTATCCCGATCGATCTGATTCTCAGGGACTCCTCACCATAATTCCAGCAATGCAATCAGAGATCGATCGCTACTTACTCCTAAATCGCCTGGAACTCGATCGCCGCCGTCGCCCTCAGCCGCAGACTCGTGATGTGATGATCGAGGTTTTGGGCGTTGTGAAGGGGCGCTATCTCATCCGCTTTCCCGGTGGCGATCCGTTTGTGGCGGGTGTCGCTGGCAATACTGGAGTTATCCCTGCGGGGCAAATGGTGAAGGGGGCGATCGTGGGGGATAACGTGGTTCTGGAGTGCAGTCCGAGGGTCGCGCCGAAGCAGGGAGAAGAGTCGCCGATC